CGTGGTTTGATCAGCAGGTTTTATTATTACGTCAGCAAAATATTCGTGCATCACGTATTATGAAAGATAGTGATTTAACTACTAATATTTTGCCAGGTAAGATGTATTGTTTCTTTTATGATGCAAAGCATAAAGATACGCTTCCATACTTCGATAGGTTTCCTCTTGTGTTTCCATTCTCCGTGCAGAACGATGGATTCATGGGAATAAACATGCACTATCTTCCACATCTTCTTCGTGCTAGGTTAATGGACTCACTATACAACTTAGCGACTAATAATAAATTCGATGAAAAAACTAGACTGAGAATGTCATACGACCTTCTTAATAGTGTTTCTAGAAGCAAATTAGTTGCACCGTGTGTTAAGAAATACTTGTATTCTCATTTAAGAACTAGGTTTCTTTTAGTACCATCAAATGAATGGGACATTGCTTTATTCCTACCACTTGAAAGATTCAACGTAAATAAGAGAACCGTCTTTAACGACTCTCAGAAAATGACAAGAAGACTATAATGGCATTCAACATAAAAGACATGACGTCGGCTATCAATAGGAGAGGGGGGCTCGCGAAGCCTTCCCACTTTTACGTTATGATCTCGAAGGTGCCTAAAGCACTTCAGGGAATGAGTTACCCAAAGGAAGCACACTTTTTCTGCGACACCGCAGCGCTTCCTGGATTTAATTTCTCAACACAAACAGTTAAGCCAATTGGTTACGGAACTAGTGAAAACAGACCACACGACACCTCGTTTAATCCAGTCGAAATGTCATTCTTAGTAGACTCAGACGGTAAGGTTCTCGACTTCTTTCAGAAGTGGATATCAATGGTCTATAACTTTAGTGTTGATCAGGGCGGAGTTATGCAAGGGTCTAACCTAGCTTACGGCGAGTTTGCTTATCCAGAAGAATACGAAGGTGTTATCGAAATTCACTTCTTAGATCCAGTCGGCGGCCCTAATGGTCGCGAGATAATGAAGTATACATTAACAAGAGCTTTTCCAATGACTCTTGGAAACATCAACGTTGGTTGGGAACAAAACGATACTCTCACCAGATTACCAGTAGCTTTTGCATATAACAATTGGGATACAAAAGCTATTCCGGCTTCGACTATGGACAGTGCCGAAGCGCAAAGACTTCAAGCTTCCAACAATGCAGAAAACCGATTTAATGCAGGTGGTGCTTTTGCGTTCGGATTAAACCTTCTTCAAAATGGTAGAAGAAACCCATCAGCGCTAATTTCAGGAATTGACGCGTTTGCATCATCACTTAGATAATGGAGTAATTTATGCCTTTACCAACTATTAAACACCCCGTATTCAAAATCAGCGTGCCATCTACTGGTGCACAGATTTCATATAGACCTTACACAGTTCAAGAAGAAAAGCTTCTTCTAATTATGAAGTTGTCTAATGATGTTGATGAGATTATAGGAACCATCAAGCAAATCATCAATAACTGTGTTTTTGAAGACATCGATGTTGAAAAGTTCGCGATGTTTGACATTGAGTATCTTTTCTTAAACATTCGTAAAGTGTCGGTCAGTAACATTATTGAGTTAAACTATAGCGAAGAGATTGATAGTAAAGTGGTTCGCGTTCCATTTAGTGTTGATATTGAACAAGTGAAAGTCAAGTTTAATCCTGAGCATTCAAATACTATCAAGATTAACGAAGACATGGGGATTAAGATGAACTACCCCAGTGTGACTCACATGTTAAAACTCGAAGATATGATTCAGAAAGAAGAGTTTAATAGCTCTAAAATTGATGAATACATCTACGATGTATTCTTAGAATGTGTTGAATCAATTTATGATGCTGATAAAGTATACAATCGTTCAGAATTTACGAAAGATGAACTTAATCAATTCATCTCTTCGTTACCTGCTGATACGATGAATCATATTCGCAATTTTTTTGATACTCTACCATCATTAGAACACGAAGTTATTGTGGCTATGCCGAGTGGAGTTAATAAGACTGTTGTGATGAAGGGCCTAAAAGATTTTTTTATATTCTGACCGGATACAGTAGTATTTCGGTCTATTATAAAACAATGTTTTCTATGGTTCAACACCATAAATATAGTATGTCGGATTGGAATGATATGTATCCCTATGAAAGGGATCTTTTTATCGATATGTTAGCTAACTATATAGAAGAACAGAATCAGAAGAAGTAATAATGGCTATTAAACAGACAGGCGAACAGATTCTTGAACAGCTGATGCGCGAAGGTGGTCCGCGTGCACAACAAGCTGCTGCAGCGGCTATACAAGATCTGAAGATCGGTCTGTCTAAGACCATGAAAGATACGCTCGAGACTGCTCAAGCTACTGGAAAGATAACAAAACAAACCGCCGTATCTCAAAAAGAAGGCGTTGAGATCTCCAAAGTAGCTAATCAAAACATTAAAGACTTAAAGTCTGGGCAGAAAGAACTTATAACTCTTACTAAGCAAACTAATGGTTTTCTAAATAATCTATTATCTGCAAGCAATAAGTATTTTGAAAGCAATAATGAGTTTCTTCAAAACTTATTGTTAAGAAATTCACTTGATAGTAATAAACTAAACGATAAGTTGGAAAAGCTTTTTGATAAGCAAAATCGTATTCAACCTAGTCAGATTGCTCCTATTACAAATACTGGTAATGGTGGCGGTGATGATGGTGGCGGATCAACTATCGCAGATGCTGTTGCAAAAGCTATAGGATCCATCGCGGCAGCTTTCGGAACTGTGAAGACTGCAAAAGTAATTTTTGGTAGAGGTGCGGGTGCAGAACCAAAAGCCCCTACTCCCGCAGAAGAAGTACCAAAGCCAAAACCTAAGAGGGTTACTGGTGTAGAATCTGATACAAAACCACGAGCAACTGATATAGCAAAAAAGACAACACCTAAGGGGGTTACTGGTGTAGAATCTGATACAAAACCAACCGCAGCTGATAAAGCAAAAAAGACAACACCTAGGGTTAGTAGAGGTAGTGGAGCTGAACCAAGAGCCCCTACTCCCGCAGAAGAAGTAAGACCAGCACCAAAACCTCTAGTTAAAGAAAACGTTTATTATGATGAAAAAACAAAAAGATTTAAAAATCGTCTAACTAATAATTTTGTTAAAGATGCGGAGGCGACGGCTTTAGGTTTAAAGAAACCCGGAACTATAACCCGCGCGCCGGTCCCAACGCCCGAAACTGGTGTTGGCGTTGGTAAAGTACTTAAAGGTGCAGCTGCTCTTGGCGCAGCAGTTAATATTATTGCTGCGATGTATTCTAGTGGAGATCTTGCACAGGCTGAAGAAGCTAAAGGAAAAGTTCAAAAGCAACTCGCCAATGGTGAAATAACCGAGGATGAAGCCGTATTAGCATTTAAAGAAATCGATTTTTTCATAGCAGGAGTTCGCGGTCAAATCGCTGCTTATGAAGGTACTGTAGGAGCTGGAGCTGGTATAGCTGGAGGTATAGCTGGGGTGGCCGCTACCCCAGTTACTTCTCCGGTTGGCGGATTTGTAATTGGTACTGCTGTTGGAATGGCAACTGACGCGGGATTGCGGGCCGCAGCTGAAGCTACTGGAGCCAAACCAGTTTTAGAAGAGGTTGGTAAAGTAACTGGTGAAGTTGTTTCCGCGGGAGCTGCATTAACACGAAATGCACTCAGTTCTTTAACCGGGGGCTATATTTACTCAGACACCGAAGCCACTAAGAGAGATTTACTTACAGGAAGATTTACAGCAGAAGAGAATGCTGCACGTGCCGCGGCAGAAGAAGAATATCAGGCTGCTAATAAAGCTGCCCCTCAAGGTTTTAGAGCAAGGGCCGCGCTTGGTCTTAGCAGCGAAGAAGCAAAAGCTAGAGATGAGAGATTAGCTTTAGCTAAAGCTAATCGCGATAAAATCAATGCTGAAACAGAAGCTAAAAGGTTGGAGCGTGAGAAAATATACCAAGCTCAAGTCCAAGCTCAAGTCGAAAAACAAAGACTAAGCCAGCAACAAAATACAACACCAGTTGATACTGGCGATGATTCAGCAGAACCAATCGTAACTGTTATTCCAGCACAAAAATTAAATCAACAAACAATCGCCGCGGTTGACACTCCAACAAGCACTTCTTCAAATGTTACCATAATTAATCAAGGCGATAATACTACAGTTACAGGACAGGGTAACGCCGGAGGATCTAATCAAAGTTCCCCAGGCGTTGGTAGTCCTAGTGCTCCGAATAATCCTTTTGATGCAAGACTATACGGTAAAGCGGATAGGCGTAACGGGTTTTAATCTTTTGCCATCTTCTTGAAGAAACTCAAGTCATCGTCATCGTCATCTGATGAACTATTCCACGAAGAAGCTGCCGTCTCAACCTTCGGTGCGGTAGTAGCTTTTTGCGGAATTGGGAAAGCTTCTTCCTCTCTAGAATTAGGACCAGCCGCACGAGCAGCCTCAATACCTACACCAAGCGCTCGAGATAAACGCGCTTTGAGTTCATCATAAGACTTGAAGTTCTTAGGATCGACGAGTTCGGTAAGTGAGTACTCAGACTTCCAGACAGCTTCAAGCTTATCATCGTCGTTGAGCAATGGTGCCGGATCGTCAAACTCAGACTTATCGTAGTTCCGATAGCCTTCGACGTTGCGGATCTTCAACTTAAAGTTTGCACCTTCCCAAAGATCAAATGGGTTAATTGCTACTTCACCTTCAAACTGTGGGTGCATAGCCTCATTGATCTTATCGAAGATCTTCTTACCATACTTATACAGGAACACTTTACCCTCGTTTGCTGGGTTCGCAGTGTCTTTAACAACGTATACGTTTGAGTGATAGGCAAGTCGCTGCTTCTGTTTACGAGCAATTTCTTTGTCGGATTCTACACCCGAGTTCCAAAGCTTGTTATTGAGTTCAGCAACTGGATCGGGATTACCAAGAGTCCGCAGAGACTTTTCGATGTACCAACCACCATCGCCCTGAAAGCCATGATCCCAAATACGAACGAATGGAACGTCCTCGCCCTGAGGAGGAGGCAGGAAGCGAATGATTGCATATCCGTTGCCGGCTTTATCGACCTCAGGCTTCCAATAATTTTCTTCAGAAGAGTCCTGACGCTTAGTATTTAGTTTATCGATCTCGACAGTGAGTTTGTCAAATGCAGACTTACGATTCTGTTTAAGTGTATCGAACGATGTAGCCATTTTTTTATTTTCCATGATGTTACGTTGTTTACGACGATTGTGAGAACTTGTTCTTCAAGATCCCACGATATTTATCGTGATCATAAGTCAAGAAGGGGTGAAGCTTCTTACAATTCATCGCGATTTTAGGCCAGAGCACCGTGTCGGTGATCTGCTTGTTCCATCTACCAAAGAAGCGAACGCAGTCTTGGATGATGATGAAAGTCTCTTTGCTTATCTTTTTACGGGTTAACAACTTGAGAAGATGCGGGTAGTCTCCAGCCGGCACTTCAAAGTTCTTATCGAATTCTTCTAATAGATTATCTATATCACATTCAAACTGATATGTCAAGGCTTGTTGTCGTTTTATGAAGTTATTATAATTGAGATCTGATTGCGCACTAAACATATCACGCGAATAGAATTTAGAGTTCTCTGAAAAGTTTGATACAAGATAGGTGATTGGATCTTCGTGCTTTGACAATTTATAGAACATATACTTATCAGGTCGGATGTCGAGAGAGTGTTCAGTCACTCGAGTCTTTCCGCGATACATGTGATAATCGTAACTAGCTTGCGTGAAGTGCAAGTTGATCGCGTTGTATAGTTGGTAAGCTTCAAACTGGGTCATATTGGCAGACGTGCTGAAGTCCTCTTAACCATCTTTAGTGTTTCTGCTTCGAGTTGTATCTTTGACTTCATAGCAGAATTATGTTTAATGATCTCCGCCATAGTCTCTACTTCAAGATTATTCTTTTCACAATAAAATACGACTGCATCGATGTAATCGAGTGTTGTATTATTAACTAGAGTTTCAATCTCTTGGATCATCTCTAACGGAACTTTAAGATTGTTAATTTTCACTTGAAATACTCCTCAAACTCTGGTACTACGTCTAAGATATTTTGTCCACGCAAAACATCAAGTTTCTTTGTTAGGTCGACGAATTTAGGAAAGTGTTCGTCATGGTAACTCTCAGCATTCATAAAACTAGACACTCCATCTAGCAACGCAATGAATTGTAAAGATATAACCTCAGGTTGTTTATGTTTCGCCCAGTCTTTATACTCATCAAACTTCTTGTCAACTAGTTTTTTAAACTCGTCGGGTAAACACTTAACATTATAGTGACTAGGTTTATGGCACATATGGTGACTAATAATCTTCCTATATTGCTTTATCGTGTTGAACTTATTTAGCCCAGACTCTGTTAACTTCCACTTCATGAATTCAGGAAGATGAAGGATGTTAAACGGCGTTATAGTATATGCGAGCCAAGCTGATAAGTTTAGTCCTGGTGTAGAATCAAGTTTTTTTAGGTTCTTATACACCTGTTCCCAATTAGCCGGAAACCTCTGATAGTCGAATACTGCACCATAACCATCGATTGAAGCGCCGATCCGGATCTCTTTAAAGTTCTTCCAAATCTCAATCATCTTCTCAGTAACGTTGGTCAAGTTAGTGTTATACTCAATCTCTATTTCGTTAGCTCTACCTGAAGCAATGAGACGCTCAAGAGATTGAATGTGTTCTTCGATGATTAATGGTTCACCACCTACAATGTAGAACTTAGTCGCGTTCTTTGTATGCTTTTCAAATTGATCCCAATAGAAGTTAGAACCCTGAAACCAATCATAGTCACTCGTAGACCATTTACCTTTAGCGTTCTTTGTTAACTGAACTTTACCATGTGAGTCTGTAAATCTGGTATGACCACTAGTTTCTACAAAATCGCCGTACCACATATGCGAGTCAGTTGGTCCACACATTCTGCACTTAAGATTACAGAAATTTCCATAACGCAAATCGAAGTAATCTAATTTTACATCATTGACGTCAATAGATCCATCGTCTTCAGTCTTAATTAAGACTTCTTTTTCTACGTTAGGCCATTGTTGATTCTCGTATTCGCGGCGTGATTTGATACCGGTTTCTTCTTCAAGCTTACAACGAGTGCACTCTTCATGCCATTCGCCATTGATCATCGATGCTCTAATGTCTTTTAGAACTTCAGAATTACGTGACTCGCTTATATCGTCACGACCTACGTTGTAGGCACTGCCATCCTTCTTTCGAAGAATTCCTCGGTTCTTACTATATGAATTTGCGTTACA